TTTATTGGAAGGAATGGGTTCTTTCCTAAATTGATTTTATTAAGTAATCATGGTATAATTACAACAGGTGCATCAGTTAGAGAGTGTACAGTGTCTACATTAATGTGTGAGAAATCTGCTGAGATTTTTATTGGTGCTAAGTTATTAAACAACATACAGTTTCTTACCCCTCAGGAAATTGCTGCTGTCGATACAAATCCTAACGAAAAGTATAGAAGAGAATTGTATCAATGAAAGTAATTGATGATTTTTTAACTGAAGATGAATGTGATTTTCTAATTGATTATTATAAAAAATATCCTGATAAACAAACATATAATGCAACACTTTTTTTGTTGATGAAAGATACTTCTTTATTTGATTTAAGGAAATCATGGATCAGATATCGATATTTAAAAAGAATTAAAAAAGAGTTTTGTTTAAAACTAAATTATGATCAGATAGTTTTTTGGCCACCTAGTTCATTTAAAGATATGCATAAGGATGGACTCACTGATAAAAATAATGATTGGACTTCTGTTTGCTATCTTAATGATGATTATGAAGGAGGAGAAACTATGATAGAATCGGATTTAATTAAACCTAAGAAAGGAAGATTGGTAGTATTTTCTGGTAAAAAAATGTCTCATGGTGTATCATTAGTAAAAAGAATACCTCGTTATACTTATATTGCCTGGTGGAAGGAGGGGATTGAATAAATGAAAGTGATTTATGTTGATATTGATGAGACTATTTGTAAGAGAGAATCATCAAGAGATTTTGGAGTAATTCATGACTATAGTAAAGCACAACCTATTCAAGAGAATATAGAGAAGATTAATAAGTTATATGATGAGGGTAATACAATTGTGTATTGGACTGCTCGTGGGAGTAGAAAGCAGATTAACTGGGAAGAATTAACTAAGCAACAATTAGATTCATGGGGTGCAAAGTATCATGAGTTGAAAGTGGATAAACCTTTCTATGATCTATTCATTGAGGATAAGGCACTGAGGATTGAGGAATTATGAAGATCATTTCTCATAGAGGTAACATCAGAGGTGCTGTTCCTGATAAAGAAAACAGACCCAGCTATATTGACTGTGCGATAGGAAGCGGTTATGATGTAGAGATAGATCTACGTATGATTGATGGTGAATTATGGTTAGGACATGATGAACCTCAGTATAAGATAGAGCATAGTTGGTTGAAACCTAGACTCTTTTATCTTTGGATTCATTGTAAGAATCTTGAAGCAGCAAAGGAGTGTTGGAATCATCAGTATCAATCATTTTGCCATGCTGGTGATTCCTATACATATACATCAACAGGAAAGATATGGTTACATGATCTGTCTATGAAGATAGATGACAGTGTTATTATTCCTATGATTGATGAAGAAGACCTTAAAGACATTAAAGGTAAACCTTATGCTATTTGCACAGACTACCCTCATTTATTAAGTTAATGACAAGAATTGCACTTTGTTACTCTGGACAACCCAGAGATTTTATTCATGCTGTTGAGAATCATCGTGAACATTTTGGATTAGGAAAAGATAATGTAGATGTTTTTGCTCATCTATGGTTTGATGAGAGTGTGGTAGGAAGAGTCTTTACGATTCCTAGTAAAGGAGTATGGCCTGGTTCTGAAATTAAGGATTGGATATCTGAGAATTGGAAACCAAAGAAGATAGTCTATGAACCTCCTAGAGGATTCAATGAAGAGATACCTAATTGGAGAGACTTTGGACATCCAAAAGATAATCAAATATCACAGTTTTATAGTATGGAACAGGTGATGAAGTTAAAGAAAGAATATGAGAAGGAGAATAATTTTAAATATGATTATGTTGTCAGGATGAGAACAGATACTATATTCTTAAAGTCACCTGGTAATATAGAAGATTATGATAAGAATAAGTTGCATGTATTTGATACTCTTGCTGGTCCTGATTGGACTTCCGTAGGAGCAGAAAAGTATGCTATACTAGACATAACTGCATGGGGTGGATCAGAAGTAATGGATAAGTATGCATCAACCTATTCTAATCTACAGCAGATTGTGGATGAAGGATGTCCTACATTTTCACCTGATCTACCTCTTGGATGGAATGCTGTAAATGTTAATGGTTTGGATGTCGAAAAACATAACTGGCATTTTAGACTAGTCGTATCAACCTCTGGAGTATATGGAAGACCATGAGTAAAGTTAAATTTAATTTGGTGGGTAATACTTTTACTCATCTCACTAACGGAAATAAAGGATACTCAGTGCATGGAAAAGAATCTAAGCACATTGAATGGGTAGGGGAAGATGGAGAAGGAACATTTTACATTGACAATACTCTTAAAAAAGGTATCATTGAGAAGAGAGATGGTCCTAAGTATCTTTGGTTATTAGAATCTCGATTTATTAAACCTGGAATGGTTGAAAGTATTATCGAGTATCGTGAAGAGGTTGAAGATGCATATGAAGCTATCTTTACTCATGACCAAAGACTTCTTTCTTTAGGTGATAAGTATAAGTGGTGTCCCGCACAAGGATTTTGGATTAAAGATCCAAAGGTTTATGAGAAGTCAAAGATGATTTCTATGATTGCCTCTAATAAAAATATGTGTGAGGGTCATAGACTTAGACTTGAGTGGGTTGATAGGATTGGTGATCAACTTGATCTATATGGTCGAGGATTTAAAGAGATTGCTGATAAGGAAGAAGGTCTTTGTGACTACATGTTCTCAGTTGCTATTGAAAACGGACAGTATGAAACTTACTTTACTGAAAAACTTCTTGATTGTTTTGCCACGGGAACCATTCCTGTGTATCTTGGTGCTCCTGATATTGGAGAGCATTTTAATAAAGATGGAATCATTGATCTAACCGAAGAGTTTGATGTTTCAGAAGAAATATACTATAATAAGATGGATGCGATCAAGGATAATCTTGAACGTGCTAAGAAGATGGAAGTACTTGAAGACTTTATCTATGAGACTTATTTAAAATGAATAGAATTAAAGATTACGGTCAACTTGCATTTGATATTGATAGGTGGTTACAAGATTATTACTACTTTCATGCTATCAAGGCATTTGTAGTAGGTGTATCTGGAGGTATTGATTCTGCTGTTGTATCTACTCTATGTGCTAGAACAGAACATCCTACCTATGTCTTGACGATGCCTCTTCATTCTAAGAAAGAGAATACTGAATTGTCAGACGCACATGCAAAAGCATTAGCTGATAAGTATCCTAATGTAACTATCGTAAATGTTGATTTAACTAGAACCTATGAGTCCTTTATGTCATGGATGGATGATACATTTACTGGTAATGAACTTGCAAATGCAAATACAAAGTCTCGTCTTCGGATGGTATCTTTATATCAAGTAGCAGGGTCTGTTGGAGGTATAGTTGTTGGTACAGGTAACAAGGTAGAAGATTATGGAATTGGCTTTTATACTAAGTATGGTGACGGTGGCGTTGATATTGCTCCGATTGCTGATTTATATAAAACAGAAGTAAGAGAACTTGGTGGGTACTTAGGTGTTATGGATAAGATCCTTGATGCAAAACCAACTGATGGTTTGTGGGATGATGGTAGAAGTGATGAAGATCAGATTGGTGCTACTTATTCTGAGTTGGAAGAAGCAATGGAGAATGGTACTGGTAAAGCAGTAGATATTCTTTATAAATTTAATAGACAAAACAAACATAAAATGGAACCTATACCTACATTTAAATTATGAAAATTGGATTAATTGGTACTGGAAGACTTGGATTATGTTTTGCTCTTCTTGTAGAAAGAGCAGGTTATTCTGTTATAGCATCTGATGCTCGTGAAGATTATATAAAAGATCTTCGTAAAGGAGTCTTAGGTACTCCAGAACCTGATGTACATGATCTTCTGTGGTCTTCTAAGAATATAGAATTCACAACAGATAATGAAAGAGTAATTAAAGAATCTGATATTATTTTTACTCTTGTTGCTACTCCTTCACTAGAAGATGGGAGTTATGATGTAAGTAATGTTGATGATGTTGTTAGTGATTTTCAGAAGATAGGATGGAAGACATCTCTACAAGGTAAATCTTTGGTGGTTGGGTGTACTACTAATCCTGGAGATTGCGATACTTTTCAGAGAAGACTT